TACTCTTGCGGGACCGCTTCACGGGGGTTTTGCCCCGGCGGGAACTCGTAGGCCTTTTTGCTGCCGTGGATGCGCCATCCCGAGGGCTGCTCGTCTTCGAACATGTCTGGGTATCGGACGATGGGGACGGCGCAGACGAGTTTTTTTCCATTTCCTCGTCGGTGCTCAGCAGCTGGAAGGCATGGGTAGCGAGCTGCAGGAAACCCATGCGGGGCGTGACGCCCTCCACTTTGTCCTTGCGCGCCTGCTCTTCGATCTTGAAGAGGTCGCGCTGTAGTTGGCGCATGGTGTCGAGCGGCACGACGCCGGCTTCGAGGCGGAAGGGCGTCGGCATCCCTGACCAGCCGACCAGGAACATGCTGAGCGCCACGACGGGCGCTTCGTCCTGAAAGCGCTTGGAATCGGCGTCCATGCGCCGCATCATCGGGGAGACCTCCATGCAGCGACGGACGAGCTCGGCGACCGCCTCATGCTCGGAGTCGGCGATCGGGATGTGCTTGGACTCGTCCTTCGTCTCGTCGTTCTGGTCGCAGCGAGTCCAGTAGTCGAGAAGCTGCGCGCTCCGTTTCTGGTACGTCTCTGCATCCCAATTCTGCTCGAGCGTCGTGAGCATCTGCGCACGAACGAGCTCCTTGGGATAGTGGAGGAGACCTTCGGAGGAGAGGAGGTGGAAGTACCGCTGGCGATCGCGTTCGGTTGCGGCGCGAAAGCGGAACGTGGGGGTAGGGACGATGTTCGCCAAGGTAGGCGGGGTGAACGGATGCACCTCGTCCCCCGACAGGGGAATAGCTGAAGTCATGGCCGGCTTTGCCTCGCTTCAATGATGTGGGGTGGCACTCGGTCTAATTACGGGGGAATCCCGTAATTAGGGGGTGTCGGGGCGGCGGCTGATGCCGGGACCGCCGCCCCTAGCTCGATCAGTAGTACGGGAAGACGAGCGCGACGCTGCGGTCCGCACCGTCGATCAGCATCTCACCCGTCATGTTGACGAGCGCGCCGCCGTTGTCGGGCGACGGATAGTTGAAGCGCGCCGCGGGGACGATGAGACCCACCGCATTGCCAGGCGCAAGACCCCACACCGCCTGAACGGAGTGGTAGGACTGCGCATCGGCCTTGCCGAGGAAGTCGAACGTCGCCTTCGAGACGTGGTTGAGGGTGAAGTTGAGCTTGCGGGTCGTCTCGGTGAGCACCGAGGATTCCGAGCCGGTCGGCTTGTTCGGGTTCGGCGGGTAGGCAACCTGCGCACCGAAGTCGAGGCTGACCGACGAACCGCCAAGCGGCGTGCCGTCGATGTCCAGCCGGCCGTTGCGGAACGGCGGGATGGCGAGCGACGTGTCGATCGTCGGGCAGGTGTCGTCCGCGTCGTCGTAGAAGTCGCCCGTCAGCGTAAATTCGAGGCTCGGATAGTCCGTGCTCTCGCGGTTGAACGTCGGGACGTTGATGCGGAACGACGACAGCGACAGGCCCGAGCCGTCGTAACGCTTCGAGCCGATCCAGCACGATGCCGACAGCGTCGGCGGTGTAGCCGTCGAGAGGATATAGGCGACCTGCTTCGGGATCGCATAGTTGCCCGAATAAGCCGAGCCGTTCGTGTGCGCGATCGAGGCGAGCTTGCCGGTGCCGACATAGTCACTGATGAGCGACACCGACGGCAGTGCGCCGATGGTGCCGAGCGAGGACAGCTCGACGGCCATGCCGGTGTAGAGGTCATCCGTGCTCGCCGCAGAACTGCCGAGCGCGGCAATCTTCGTGGTGTTGCCGGATCCGCCGAGCGCTTCGGACGCGATGGCAGAGCTGAGGATGGTCTCGTTGAACCCGATGGCGCGCAGGAGACGACCAGCGACGAATTCGTCGGCGCCGGGAACGTCGCTGCCGCCAGGCCCGCGTAGCAGACAGCGGCCGCTGATTTCGAAGGTCTTGCCGCCGACCTTGTCGCCGGGCTTGTGGATGGAGCCGGTGTACTCGTTCACCTGGCTCGTCTGCCCCTGAATGCTGGGGCGGAGATCGGCGACCGTGATCAGGTCCGTGCTGGAGCTCGGCGCGACGAACGTGCCGGAAACGCTCTCGAGCGCGAGGCCGATGACTGTTTGGTTCGAAAGATCGGTCATGGAGGAGTGTCCTTTTCCTTGAAAGCCGGGAGCGCGGGCGACCGATTACTCGGCCACACCCTCGGGAGCGGTGGTGACCGAAGCCGCCGCAGCCACCTCTTCGGGGTCGGGACGGTTGCGCTTCGGGAAAGTCTTGGCGTCGCGGGTGTCGTGCGAGACCGCTCCCTTGTAGATGTCGTCCTTGCCGGCCTTGGCGGCAGCCTGGACCTTGTCGAAGTCGATCGAGCCGTTCGGCGTCTTGCCAGCGCGTTCGGTGTGCTTGGTCATGGTAACCTCTTTGGTTGGAGTGATCAGAAGACGATGGTCGTCCAGTCGAAGAGCTTCGTGAAATATCGCGCCTGCATGGTGAGCGTGGCGCAGCCGACGTCAGGGACGTTGTCGCTGTTCGCGTCGGCGCTGACCGCTGTCAGCTCGACGACCTTGTTCCCGACATGCGGGTCCGTGCCGATGAGAGCGATGGTCTCGGCGATCGAGGCGCTCAGGGAGCTGTTGATGTCCTCAGCGGTGTCGGTGTCGTCGTAATGGTCCATCGCGATGGTCGCGACGTGCTGCTGACAGCCGCCGCCCATCTCCTGCCGTTCGTCGAGCGTGACGTCGGTGATCCTGACGACGATGCATGGGCGCTCTTCGGGCTGAATCGGCTCGGCGTCGGTGTCGCGGTCGACGATGACGGTACGGCCGCCCTCCTCAAGCAGCGTCTTCAGGCCGTCGCGGACCTGGATGTTGGCGGGATCAGGCATTTCGGACCTTGGCGAGCGGGAGCCGCCACGTCGCGCCGCCAGCGCCTTCGAGGACGTTAGCGGGCTTGTAGGTCTCGCCGGGCTTCACCGCGATGGTGATGCGGTCTTCCGCGACGTTGACGCTCGGGATGATCGACTTGGAAACTTCGATGAGGAGGACGCCGCGCGCCTGCCCCAGCGAGCCGCCGCCGCGGATTTCCTCATTGTCGAATTCGACCCACGCATTGAACGTCAGCGGGCTGCCGCTAGCGGGAGTATAGGTGACCTCGTCGCCGAGATGGTCGTTGACGGCGGCTTCGAGGGCCGCCGTCAGGTCGCGAAGGGGTGGCATCAGTCGACGGGCGCGTCGCTCGAGACGGTCGTGCTCTTGCGGCTTGGACGGCGAGCGGTTGTGCCCGCCTTAGCCGCTGCGAGCTTTGCAGGATCCGCGCTCAGCTCTGCGGTCTTCGCCGCAACCGCGGCGGCGTCCAGCCTGGGCGATGGGTTCTTGCCGACAAGCGCCTTGTACGCCGCACGGGCTGCCGTGAGATCATCGGCAGCCGCAGACGGCGGCGCGCTGTCCTTGGTGGCGCTGGCTTCGGCAGCCCGCGAGGAGCGGGCGCGTCCGGCCGTCGAACGGCGCGCTGAGCGCCGGCCTGCGCGGCTCTGCCGCGTTGGGGTTGAAGTTTCGGCGCTGTTTCCGTCAGCGCGCTCAAGGCGGCCGCGATCGACGAGCTGGTCGCCGACCGCTGCGGGCAGTCGCCCGGTGTCGCCTTTGTTGATGACGACCATGCCGACGCCCGGCACATGGGCGAGCGTGAACGGGCGGGCGCCGATGGAACGATAGAGACGGTCTGCCACGGCTTTATCCTTTTGATGGTTGAGAGACTAAAAGGGGGAAGCGCCCGACCCACGAGGAGCCGGGCGCCTCAGGCAGCAGCTTAGACGGTGACCGTCAGCACCAGGTCGGGGCGGCTGTTGAGATACAGCGGGTAGCTGTAGATTTCCGGCTGCACCCACATGTTGCGATCATTGTCGCGAACGATGAGCGGGTACACATCCTTGCCCATGCGGTTGACCGTCTCGAAGGTCTCGCCGGGGCCCATGATGTGACGGAACATGCCGGGGATGCCCGTCGGGAAGACGATCGCCTTGTTCGCCGGGATGGCGATTTCGGTGTTGTCGTCCGAGCCCTGGTAGTTGATCCAGTCGATGCCACCATAGCGGAAGGTCTCGAACGGCTCTGCATTGCGCAGGTCCGACGCGGCCGTCCAGTTAAGGTAGGTCGCGCGCACCTCGGGGCTGCGCACCAGCGCATCCCAGAAGTCGTCGCCGGCGAGGCCGATGACGCGGCGGATGCCGGCGCCGCCGTTCTGCGCGGCGCGGATCAGCGTGCGCTTAACGTCGGTGATGCTCTCGCGCAGCGCGCCGTCGGTAGCGGCAAGCGGGTTGAGATCAATGTCGGCGGGCTGCGTGATGTCCCACTCGTCGAAGTAGTCATAGATGACCGAGCCGTCGGCATCGAGCAGCACGCCCTGAAGCGCACCGAGGCGGTGATACTCCTTGGTGTACTCGAGGTCCTGCTTCAGGCGCTGCTGCATGTCAGCAACGCGGCCCGCGACCGCATCGACCTGCGTCTCGTTCGGCCAGGGCAGGATGCCCTGAAGCTCGGATGCGCGGAGCTTGTCGCCCTTCGCCAGGCGTGGCAGCCGGAACGATCGGACATCACGCGGATTGCGCTCCTGCATCTCGATCGGCGCGCCGCGTTCGGTCGTGCGGATCAGCGTGAGCTGGCCTTCCTGCATGCCGATTGCGACCGTGTCGGTGTTGACCGGGTCGTCGGTGAAGATGCCGAGCGAGCCAAGGAACGACGGAGCCGTCGGCATCCGGTTGACCGGCTCGAGCATCGTTGTGACGCTGAAGGCGTCGTTGTTGAAAATGTCGAGGATGTTCTCGGGCATGTTGTTTCTCCCAAAAACGAAGGGCGGCCCATGCCGGCCGCCCTCAGGGTTGGTGGAAAAGAGTGAAGCTCTTGGTCGCTACGAAGCGTGCTGCGGGAGCACCTTCATGCCCTTGGCGCGGAGCGCAGCGATCGCGGCCGTCTTGTTCGCATCGGAGATGCCGGTCTTGAAGGTGAGCTCGTTGCCGTTGATGGTCGCCGGGCCATTGACCGTGGCGACAGCGGTGACGTCCGCGGAGGTGGCGTCAACGCCATTGTAGAGGATGGCCGCGGCCGTCTCGGCGCCGTTCGACAGGCCCGCGTCATGCAGGACGTATTTGCCGGACGCGGTGATCTTGCCGAGCACCGTGCCGGGAACCAGAACGCCAGCGCCGGATGCGACGATGATTTCCTCGTTGACGATATTGTTCGCCGCAGCTTCGCCGAGATAGCAGCCGGTGCGACGCAGGGATTCCGAAATCTTGACCATGATGTCCTCGCTTCTGTGAGGGGGTGAAGGGGGAAGGGGTTACTTGTTCCAGCCGCGCTTTTCGGCCTGCCGGTCCCAGACCGACTTACCTTCGCTGCCCCCATGGCTCTCGCCGCTGGGCTGGATCGTGGGCTGCGCGCTCGCTGAAGCGCGCAGGGCGTCTAGCATGGCATCGCCCTGGCTGCCCTTGGGCAGCTTGCCGAGCATCTTGATCGTGCGCTCGGCGCTGAGGCCTTCTGCCAGGAGTTCCGCCGCGTACTGCTCGCGACCAGCGACGATCAGGTCACCGTCCTCGCCGTCGGCGCGAGCGCTGAAAACGGCCGCGATGTCGGCGTTGCGGCTATCGACACCGGACGCGAAAGCGGCCTGCTGGTCTGCCGTCCGCTCGGCTTCGGCCGCAGGCGGCTCAGGCGTGGGTGCGGGCGCCTCGGCTTCAGCCGCGGGCGTGACAGCGCCGTCGTCTTCGTCTTCGTCCTCGGGGCCGGTCGGCGGTGCGATGACGGTCTCGTCGTCGTCGGTGAGGACCTGGGCGGCCGTTGCGGCAAGCGCAGCAGCACCCCCACCGCTGAGAAAGCGGGTCAGTTTCATCATTCAATCTCCCGTTCTGGTGGAGTGTCAGGCCCCAGCGCGCTTCAGCGAGCGCTGGAGTTTGGCGAAGGCCTCGAGCTCGGACATGACGCCATCGACAAGGCCAAGTTGCAGGGCCTGAGGCCCGTCGAACCATTGCGAGCGCATCGCCTTGATGCCCGCGATCGTGAGCTTCCCCGCCCTATTGTTTGCGACCGTGCGGGTGAAAAGGTCGGCAGTATAGGCAACCGATGACTGCAGTTTCTTCGCGGTCTCCTCGTCCATCGGCTCAAGGCCGTTGCCGCGCGCCTTGAGGTCGTACTCGCGGAAGAAGGTGACCTTGAGGCCGTCCTGACTGAGCGCGTCAGTCATATCGACATAAAGGATATAGACCCCGATTGAGCCCGAGATGCTCGTCCTGGTCCCGTAAATCTTGTCCGCGCCGCTCGCGAGGGCATAGGCCGCCGAGCACGCCATCTCGTTGACCATCGCCCATACGGGCTTGCCGCCGTTGCGCTTCGAGCCGGCCGCGATCTCGTCAGCGAGGTCGAAGCAACCCGCCGTCTCGCCTCCCGGCGAGTCGATGTCGAGCCAGATTGCCTTGACGTCTGGGTCTAGCCGCGCAGTGCGCAGCAGCGTCGCGATTCCATCATAGCCGGTCATGCCCGAATAGGCGCCGATCCAGCCCGACTTGTGCACCAGCGTGCCGGCGATGGGGATGATCGCGATGCCGTCCTGAACGTCGTAGAGC